TTTATGTATTGATCTATATTTTGCTGGTCAAAAGCCAGGCCTAGATTTTTTACAGTATTAGCTAGTATTGCCGCCTCTTTTTGGGCGCCTGTAAACGAGTTAACAGCCGACTTACCAAAAGATACAAAAGCTGCAGTACTAAGGCTTACACCTAATACGCGGCCTAAACTCTTTACGCTGCCCGTAAGTTTTTTGGTAGCTTTGTCAGCATCTAGAAAAGCCTTTTTACCTAAGAATTGGCTGGCTATATTTACTACTAGATCGGTAGCCATTAGGCAGCTCTCCTTGTATGTTCATAAAACATTTTTGAGGCATTTTCTAACGCCTTAATAACAGCTGCATTAGCTCGCCCGTTATCCTCAGCCCAGGCTCTAAATATCAAACGCCCAGTTAACTTGCGCCCTGGGGCACCTACTAAACCCTTAGGGCGGGCGTTGACTAGCTGGCCAGTACTGTTTAAGTTTTCTATAAACTGTTTTCCAGCATTAGGGTTAAGTGAGTTGTTATAACCCTTACGCTGAGAGTTATCCTTTTCTTGATAATACCTAATAGTAAAATCTCCTGGGCCGTCTCCTGTGCGATAAACAACGCTGGCAGGTTTATAGTTTGGTTGGCCCTGTGGATTTTTACGGCCCGCTGTTTCATAGATCGCACCCGCGGCAGACTTGTTAAGGATACGGGCTAAGGCTACAAAGCCGTTTTTATTAGGCTTAGAAGGTGAGGTTGAATAAGTAATTCCAGCCTTAGCCTGCATAGCGTTAAACTTGGGGAACGGGCGGTAAGTCAGGTTTTCGGTACCCGATGAGGTTTTAGCCCAGCCCGATAAGACTTGGCCGTCATTAGGCACGTAACCTCTAGCTACTGTAGTAACAGTTTTTAACGCTGCCGCCATTTGTGTCTGAGTCTCTTTAGATAGGTCAGGTGCAAAACGCTTAAGGGCTACGCGGAGCTGTACGGCCCCTTCTAGCTCTACTGGCATTTTGTTGCTCCTTAGCTCTATCGTTTATGACCTTTAACATATTCTTAAACATATTTGCATCAAGGTCTAGTAAATACTGGGGCGCGATACCCGTCTCTACGGCTAGCTGTGCGACCAGGTAACCAAAACTACCGCGCCCCACTATTGCGAAGGGTCATCGTCCAATACCTCAACCTTAGCTAAGGTGTCTAAAAACTCTGCCCCAAACATCGGTACGGTTTGCCCGCTTGTGCGTAAACACTCCCAGGCTAGCCAGTACACATCACTTTGCTTTTCATCATCTCTAAAGGCTTTGTGAAAGCCTTTTTTTGCATATAACTCAAAAGCATACTCAATACGTGGCGTAATCTGATGATCCGATACGCTGCCGTCTGCCCTTGTTATTTTAAGTTTTGCCATTGTGTTAGCCCCTTTTGTTTATTCTCAGGTAGTTGTAATTACGATTGGTGAATTACAGGTAAAGGTAATGCTTTGAGTAGCAATATCTGCAACAGCGCCGTTAATGTCAGTAGTGTTATTTACCAAGATAGTGGTGCTGTATAGCGGGTTAGTTGCTGATACTGCCGCGCTTGTCTGCTTTAGTGTTAGCGGTACTGTTGTACCCCAGGCAGCTTGCAAAGTAGCGTTTACGTTTGCTGCAGCTGTATCGCTCAAAAAGTCTAGAGTAATAGTGCTGGCCTCTAGGCCTTTAACAAACTTATGAGCTGTATCGCCCATAGCTGTAACTTCTAGCTCATCAAAGGCACGGTTAATAGTTGCGCTTGTTACGTGGTCTGTTAGGGCTACCGAATTAAGGGTAACCTGTACGGTATTGGATAGATAAATCGCCATTGGGCTATTCTCCTGTTGTCTCGGTAGGTGTGTCTTTTGTCTTTGTCTCTTTAACCTCTACTGGCAACTCTTGGCCAATTTTGATTAAAAACGCTTTTTCTTCATCTGTAAGTGCCATTAGTTAGCTCCAGCTCGTTAGTATGCTTATTTGTAAATCTGCCGTTAGATAGTCACCTGCGGCAACACTTAGTACGCTCGGCGCGCTTACGCCAGTAACATTAAATACGATTGCGCTATTAGCTAGTTTAGTAAAGACGGCTACTATCGTGTCCTCTATGCCAATAAGGTTAGAGGCGTTGTCAAACATTGGTACTGTCATAATAATTTTAAAATTAGCCATAGGCGATATAGTTGCCTGAGAGTTATTACTTGGCGTGATATATGGATCTGCAGGCGCCACCACCACGCTGCTACTTTGCATTGTGCTAGGCGGGTAATTAAATACCGTCCATACACCTGGGTTAGCCAGGGCTGCAGCTATTGTGCTGCGTAAGGTAGTTATAGCTGCAGGCATTAGCCGACCATACCTGCAGGTGAAAGATACGGGGCTAAAAGGCCGCGCACGGATGCCATAAGCGTATTGGACATCTTAAAGGGGCTAGGGCTGTAGCCGTCTAAGCTAGTGCCGCCGTTTTGTGTACTAAATCTAGATGTCCAGATATTTTCTGCCAGCATTAGCGCTGCGGCGTTAATAGCTGGGGTATTGGCGTAGGTAGCGGTTTTTGTATCATCACCTGTCATAGTGCCGTAAGGCAGTACGCGCCTAAAGTTTTGATCTGCTGCTACTTTTGCATATTGAATAAAGCTATAGCCCTGTGGGAATTGCCAATAATTTAGCTGCATATTAAAGGCAGGCAAGATATTAGCTGTGCCTGTGCTAAAGGGAATTGTGCCTGTAATTGTGTACGTACCGTTAAAGGTTGAACCAGCCCCAGCAACCGTTACCGATTGGCCCGTGGTAAAGATGCCAGGGTTGGCAACCATAACTGTAGCGACATTAGAAACCAACGCGGTACCGACTACGGGCGCGCTGTCAAACCATAAAAAGCCGTTTATTAAATCCTGTGCGGCTTGGCAGGTGTCCTCTATCCAGGTGTAAGCATCATACAAAGTGCCAACGCCCAAAGATGCTTTTAATGTCGCGGCGGTTACATACGTAGCTGGCACTTGTGTACTCCTATCTTACTTAGGTTTGGTAAGCCTCAAAGGGCTAAGAGGCCTACCAAACTATTAGTGGGTGTTATTTATGAGATATTTAGGCGGCAGATACCGTGCGGGATTTTGGCAATAGTTGCCATAAATCCATAAATAGCAATTTGTACCTGAAGATTAGATACGACATTAACTGACATATAAGCCTGTGGGCTTTCATAAACAGTAAATGCCTCAGGCGCCAAAATAAATGCTGAGTTATCTGCTACGCCAGCGGTCATAAACCGATCAACGTACAGGTCTAATCCGAGCATATTACCGCGTACGGAATTATTGCTAACCATACCGCCAGCGTTAGCTAGAGATGAAGGGTTTGGTTGGTAAGCGTTAAAAATTGGGCGGCCAGTTGTATCTACTGCACCTAATAGTAGGTTGTAAATGCCTGTGCTGCCTACAAAGTTTTGCGCAAAATAGCCGCTGTTTTTGTAAACGTTAGCTGTGCTTTCAGCTGTGTAAGAGATAAGGCCTGCCGCTGTAGCTGCTACGCCTGTGCTAGTAAAGCCTGTTGCGTTGATTGCAGTAATTACAGCTTGATCTGTTGCGTTCATATAGGCAACCTGTAGTTGGTTTGTAAGCTCGTTGTAAAAATTAGGATCGTTTGTGCGTTCCAATAATTCTACGCTGAGTGTATTCATACCGCTGTACTTGGATACGGTACCAGTTAGATATTCTGTAACCATACCTGTGTCAGATACTGCGCCTGCTTCTGCCTCAACAGTTACAGTAGGTGCAACGCCGTTTAGGCCGCCGTTTGAGTCAACGAGTGAAGGCACGTTGATAGTGGTGCCTGTTGGTGGCAAAACTCCTCTTGAACAGGCATCTATGGCACTTCTTGGAAAGCGTGTATTAGTAACAAACTCGCTTAGATATTGAGTTGGGTTAAATGCAGGGTTAGTAGCAAAGCTATCATCTGCAGCTGTTACATATAGCTTTGACTCATCGCTACCTAGTGCAGCTTTGATTTTATGCTCTGTGTATGTTGACATACTTACGATTGGTGTACGTACGCGTTGTGAATTAAGTGCGCTTGGTAGGATGATTTTACGAGCTGCCTCTACTGTAGGTGCAGCCTGCTCTGTGGCATCTACTGCCTCAGGTGCGTTTTGATCGGGGGCTGTAGTCACAGCGGCCTCGCTTTCGGGTTGGGTTTCGGTTTCGGTTTCGGTTTCGGTTGTTACTATGTGCGTTGTTGTAACTTTAGTACTTGCAGCCTCTACTGGGGTTACTAGCATATCGCTTGCAGCTGCGGCAATTTTTTGCACCGCAGCGCTAGCAAAAGCAGCGCTCTCTACGAGTGACACCTCGCGTAAGGTGGCAGCGGTGACCAGGAGGTAGTCTTTCTCAGGCTTTGATGCGGTAACTTCCACACCAACGGATAAGCCGTCCATAAGTTGTTCCTGGGCTAGCAAAATCGCATCTGATCCACGTGAGGATGCACTTACCTTAAAGCTTGCATAAAGGCCGTCTTTAGCTGAGGTCATACTTTGCATACGTCCTACCACGGCTGAGTTATCGTGTGCCATTAAAAGTTTTACTTTACTTGGCTCAGCTGCGCTAATTGAACCCTCAGCAAAAACTACTTTGCCCGCGCTTGTGTAACCTATCTCGCCATACGGTGCAATTTTGCCTGAGATAGTACGGCGCTCACCGCTATCTACTGCCTCAATATTGCCGCTAAACGTTAATATCACGGATTTGGTTCCCTTCATTAAGGCCACTAGGGCTAAGCTGTTCCATACTTTGCGCTTGCTCTAGATCTATTAAACCTAGGTTAAGCATCTTTTCTATTGCATCTAAACGAGCTGCAGTATCGGCACGTAAGAAAGTTTCATCTAGTGCAAAGCGCACTACGTTACCGTGAGCAGTAATATCATCCATAGATAAACGGTTTTCAATAGCGCTAATAAACGGCTGTAAAGAATATGCTACAAACTCCTTGCGCCCGTCAATAATGTTTTGGTACGTGAGAGAATTATTCATATCCGCGCTAATATAATATGCGGGCACGTTCATTAAACGCGCTATCTGTGTAGCTAGATATTGGCTAGCCTCGTTGTACATCATATCTTTAGGACTAAAACCAACCTGTTGGTAATCTAAAGTGCTAGTTAGATATGCTGTGCTGCGTGATGCACGTGCAGCCTTCCACGCAGCTAGCAAACCGCTAATCTGTGCCTCAGGTAAATCTGCACCGCTGTTTTTAATAAAGCCAGTTGGCATAGGTGTAGCAGCTGCAACACTTGCCGCCTTCTCTAAATCTATTGCGGCTTGTATTGTGCGCCCGCCTGTTTCTAATACGCCAGGTAGCAAAGATTGAAAAGTAACTAAAGATCCGATACCCGACATAGGCGCCTGCACACCGTTAATGCTGTAATACTGTACGGTCTCGCCTGTTTTATCTGTTGTAACAGTTACGCGAGTATTAGCTACCCACTCAAAACCACTAGGGCGCCCGTCATCAGCATACAATGAGGTCACCCTCCAGTAACTAACCCCATAAAACAGCAAACTATCTACCGTGTACGCAATAGTTACGCTGCGCGGTTGGCGCATATCGGGTTGGTCTAGCCATAAAGGTGACTCAATTTTTACGCCCGTAGATTTTTTGTATAGCTCTAAATCTATACTTGATATAACGCCTGCAATTAAATTACGGCAACGAGATACAGCTGGCACTTGCAAAGCTGTAAAACGATCCATAAACGGGGCACCGTTGCCAGTTGCATAAAGGCCGCCGTAGCTATAAACGCCAGCGCCGTAACCTTGTGACATAACGGCAGGGGCTAACTGGGCTGTGACATCTTTTTTAGTAATACCTAAAGTTTGCAATAGACCCATAGGGCGGATTATAGGTTATCCACAGGTGTAAAGTTATACACACTCTCGGCGTGTCTAAACGTAAACTTTAGCCTCAGATACGGGCTGTGCTAAGACGTGAATTACCATAGCTAGGCCTATAGGTATATCTACGGGGCCAGCTGATTTACGGCGCACAATACGCCAGGCATCGGGTGTTATTTTAGCTGCACAGTTTGCCATTTGTTGTATCAATAGATCCTGCCCGCTGTGCCTTAAACGGTCATTAACTAGGGCATCGTGAAAGTCTGAACAGGCAGTATAAAAGCTCTGCCCTGATATGTCTCGCGTTTGTACGCCTGCATTTTGCAAGCGCTGGGCTATGGATGCCGTGGTGTACTTGTCATAACACACCATACGTGGGTAATACATATCGGACCATTTTTTAATACTTGCAGCTATAGCTAGTTCATCTACGGCTACCTGTGAGCTGTAGGTATCTAATACGGCTACACCTATGCGCCCGTCACTTAAAAGCTGACCCATAACAAGACTTGCATCGCGCCTAGACGGGCTTACGTCAAAGGCAAAAACAGTTAAAGGCCCAGGTGCCATTTTTAAGTTAATGTCGCTAGCATCCTCAACAGATCCGTGGGGCCACGGCGATTGTAGGCTATCTATCCATTGGCATAACGTCTCTGTCCTAAATTGCTCTGTGGTTTGCGTAGTTAGCGCTTCTTGTATAGATGCCTCAGTTACGAGTATTCCTAAAGCTGGGTTTGCCATAGCCCAGGCTTTACGATCATCTAGCGCTGCAAACTGTGGCGCGCTGTACTCGTAATAACCTAGTGACTCAGGCGGATGCGCCAGGCATCGCTCACGTAGCTCATTTAACGTCACGCTAAAAGCATCGCCTGCGTTACTCGCCAGTAGGGTTTGCGCGTTAGGCCGTGCGCGGGTTACTGGCATAGCAGCTGCAAAGGCTACTTGGTCAACTTCTCGTAATTCATCTATAAATAGAAAATCTGCCGTAGCGCCACGGGCTGAGTCTCTAGTAGCTGCGCGTACATCTAGCCTGGCACCTGACTTTAAGACTATGGCCTCATTACCGTTGGCATAGCGTATGCTCTTTAGCTCTTTCTTTAGGATAGGTGCATCCTCTATAGCTTGTGCAACTTCTCTAAAGGTAGTTAATGCCATAGATCTTGCTGAGGATATAACTACGTGGTTACGCTCGTTAAACAAGAATAAGCCCGCCAGGATACGCATACGCGCCAGGTGAGACTTGCCCTGTTGGCGTGACGTCAAAAGCAGATTAGTTTTACGCACAAACATTTTATTTTTATCTATAGTCAACATATCCTGCATTACGTAGCGTTGCCAGGGTAAAAGTGGCAGGCCAATATCCTCTGCTAGCTGTGCAACTTCATCGCCTCGGCTGGGGCCTTTTAGCGGCTTGTTTTCTAAGCGTGGTCTTACCGCCCCTCGTAAGGGCTGGCTAGCTTTAGTTGCCATTAGTTAACATCCTGCTCAGGTTGGCCAGCGCAAGGGCCTCGCTGGGTCATTACAGACGTTTTTGGGGATAAACAGGAAGA